AAAGACAGAAGTACGACGTCTACTGAACAGGCTGCAAAAGTAGTTAGCAATATGAAAAGCGAGCTTTCTGCTGCCACTCCAATAGATACCGGCTTAGCCAGAAGTTCCTGGAGTGTAGATAACGTAGGTCCTGTCTTTAATGTTAGAAATTCAGTGCCTTATATTGAGAGGTTAAATGCAGGCTCTTCTGAACAAGCACCTGCTCGTTTTATTGAAAGAATTGCACTCAAGTATGGCACGCCACTAGGCACGATTGTAGATGTGGATAGGTAATTTTAAAATACCCGGAGTATCAATATACTGATGCTTCGGGTTTAAAATTGAAAGGAATAGAATATGGCAATTGTTCTTAAAACAATTTCCGATTCTAGAGAAGCGCAAGCCGATCTTGCTAAATTACGTAAATCCGTAGATGGTATACAAAGTAGTACAGAGAGGGTTTCATCTAATCTCGGGAAATTTGCTAAAATCTTTGCAGTGGGCGTTACTGCTTTTGCAGGTGTAAAAGCAATTACTGATATGTCTGATAAAGTGACTATTCTTAATAACAAACTTCGTGTTAGTACAAAGAGTCAAGAAGAGTTTAATTTTGCTTTGACCAAAGTACGTTCTATTGCAATGGAGAATAGAACACAGTTATTTGCAGTAGGTACTCTTTATTCTAAGTTATCTCGTTCTACGCAAGCTTTCGGTGCAACTCAGGATGAAGTTGCAAAAGTTACTGATGCCGTTACTAAGTCATTAAGACTCTCTGGTGCTACAGCTACCGAAGCTTCTTCTGCTGTTCTACAGTTTGGCCAAGCAATGTCTTCTCAATTATTAGCCGGTGATGAGTTAAGATCCTTACGAGAAAATGCTCCGGTCTTACTTGAAGCTATTGCTAGAGGTCTTAAAGTCGATGTTGGTATGCTTAAGCAAATGGGTGAGAAGGGTTTACTACCTTCTATTAAAGTCTTTAGAGCATTGCTAGCTGAGTATAAAAGCTTAGAATCACAAACAGGTCAATTAAAAGTCACTTATGCGGAAGCCTTTACTAATATTAGAAACTCTTTATCTATTCTTTGGGCTGAGACAAAAGAGTCTTTTACTAATATGGGAGATCTGTTTGCAAGGACTTTAAATAATATAGCCTTGTCAATTGCAGGCTTTGCTCAGAATTTAGATATTCGTTTACTAGCATGGAAATCTAAATTTTATTTATTTGCTTATAGTGTTAAAGAATTTTTCTCAACATTGTTTTTACAAATAAGAGGTTTATTAGGACCTTTTGATGCACAAATTGTAAAAATTAAAAACACTTTAAATAAATTGTTTAGTGTAAAAGCTAACGTCGCTATTGATGTGCCTACAATTGACCCTAGCGGTCCTTTTGCTAATTTAGATGATGCTGTTGTCTTAGCAAAAGACTTCGCTAAAAAGGCTGAAGAGCCATTTGAAGATTTATATGAAGCAGTTATTGGCAATTCCTGGATACCTGATATGGTCAAGGGTGTCGAGACAGTCTTAGGATATCTCTTAAGAAAGCCATTAATGATTATTAACGACTTTGTTAATGCAGGTAATGCTTCATTTAGTAGAATGTCATTTTTCGCACCATTAGCTTTAGGTTTAGTCTTATTAGTTAAATATAAGAGTATGATGCTAAGGCTTGTCGGTATTGCTGCCTTGTTTGCCGCGACCATGGCAGGTGTCAAATGGTTTAAAACAAGAAAAGCACGTAAAGAAGAATTCTCTGTAGTTAAGGAACAAAACCTAGATTATAGCCCATTTGGTAAAGATGCTTTTACTGGTAAGAATCCTTTCTTAGGTATGAATAATCCTATTGTAGAAACTGAAAAGAAATTATCTAGTGATTTTAGTGTTCCTTTATATCAGTCTTCTGAAAAGGGCAATGATTTATTAGAAAAGAATAATAAGATTCTTAGCGAGAAAATGCAAGAGAATTTAAAAGCTTTAAAGGATCGTACTCAAATTGCACCTGCTAAGCAAAAACTTAAAGATAGAGTTCTTGCCGGAAGTGAAGGCTTTAAAGTAGAATGGCAACGTTTTAAAGATTCTTTTAATGACAGTAAGTTTGGAAGCAAATTTAATTATTCAGGTACAGGTCGAACAATAAAGCAGGTGTTAGGAATTCCTGATCGTTTTCCTGGCACGATCATGAATCAAAAGATTGATGTGACTGGAGAAGTAGGACGAGGTCCCCAAAGACATCTAGAGAATAGAGTCTTTGGACATGACATAATTAACGCTCTCCCAAGAAAGTTACAAACACCTTTTGTCATCGGTTTCTCTGCGATGCTTGCCTTAGCTATTGTTAAAGCATTTAAGTCAGGACCTGTGAGAACAAGTCTCTTAGGTTTATTACTTGCAGGATTTACTGTTGTATCTTCTAAGAGTATTGAGAAAGCAACATATCGTGAAGGTATCTTTGGGCCTTTAAATAAAAGCTCTCAGTTTGTCAATGATAAGTTTCTTAAGCCTATTTTTGGTACTAAAACAATTCCTGATGAGACGGATCGCTATGGTTCTAAATTTAAAGATGTAAGTAAAAGTATATTATTCTTTTTAAGTGACTTTAGCAAAGGCTTGAAAGAAATGGTTAGGGGTAATAATTTTGGAGCTGGATCAGGGAGCATTTTAAACAATACTAAAGACTTTCTTTCGTTCTTAGCTAAAATGATGTTGCTCTTTAAGGGTGGTAGAGAAGCCTTAGGCAATGTCGGTAAAGGCATCTTGACAGCCCCTGCAAATGCCGCGATGCAAGCTAATAATAGCATTCATCTTGCAGTAATGAATCGCAGGTTATTTGGAGATGAAGAAAGACTATCTACAGCACAAAGAATAGCTTTTGGTGTTGCAGATGCAGATGAAAAAACTTATTCTAAAGAACAATTACAAGCAGCTAGAGATTTATCTCAACAAAGAAATAGATCTTTACCACCAGATGTTGTCAACGCTAATATTAGCCGTGCTGTCAATATGAAGCGCAATTTTGAAATTCAATCTGGTGTACGTGATAAAATTAAAGGACAGATCATAGAGACTAAAGCTGCAATGCGGCAAAATACTTTAAATGCTTTTGGAGGCGCTGGTGGACTTATCGGTGGTGTTGTAGGCTATCAGCTCGGCGCTAAAATTGCAAAAGGTATGGAAGACTCTCCAGCTTGGCAAAAGATAGGTGTACAAATTGGCGGTGCAATGCTCGGCCAATCTGTTGGTTCTGCAATAGGCTTAGCAGCTGGAACTGTATTCCTTGCATTATTGAAAATCGGTCTTCCTATTATTGCTGGCATAGCTGCTTTTACAGGCGGAATGTTAGTAGGTTCTTTAATAATCGATGCTTTTAAAACAAGTAAAGATTGGCTTGAAGGTGTAAGGTCTGGTGAAATACCTAAAGAAGAAGCCAAAGGTGATATAGATAGAGCTACAAAAAGTCTTTCTAAAGCTCCAATTTTTGGTTCTATTGCTCCTATTCTAAATGCAGTAGCAAAAGGCGGAGTAAATATCTTAGGTAAGTCTGAAGAAGATGAAAAGATTGGAATGCCTATTAGTGATTTCCTCAAACAAGGCACTAACCAAATTAAAGAAGATCTAAAATCAACAATGGAGAAAATTAGCGAAAGTGAAATCGCTAAGAAAATATCTCCAATGTCACCTATCTCAGCGGCTGTTGCAGATACTGTCCCTGGTCCTATGCCTAAGCTTGAATCACTATCTGGGCCTACGCAAGATCCATTAGGGTTGCGTGATCAAATGCGTGAGCAACAAACTAAGGCTGAAGCTATTGTAATCAATTCAACTAAGCCTGAAGAAATTTCTAAACCAATTGAAGATAAATTAGTTGATTCTATTGATGTCACTAAAATGGGTTTTGGTGAATTGTTTAATAAGCTCGTTGAAATTGCTGCAAATACAGAAACTAATACTAAAGAAAAAGTTGAGGCTGTTGGCGCTGTAACTAAAGAGTTCTTCAAAAGTCAACTTCCTCCTGGTATTTTTGAAGGTTTCGAGAGTCCTTTTTCACCACCCACTAGTGAAGGTGGAAATGAAGATCCTAATGCTAATAAGTCTTTCAGTGATCGCTTTGAGATGGCCGACGACGCTACTTTCGCCAAGTATCAAGGTGACTTAATAAAGCAAATTGAAGTTGCTGGTATAAAGAACTTTAAACCAGAAGAACTTGAGAAACTTGGTAGTGAGTTTCAAATTCAAGCTTTAACCATAATGGAGAATATTGATAAACTTTTTGCTAAAAAGACAGCAGGTGCTGATGTTCGTGCTGTTGAATTGGAAGAAGAACTTAATCAAATTCTTAAAGAAAGATTGACTACTCTCCAAATGGAAGGTAAGATATCTAAAGACGTTGATACTGGAGAAGGTGGTTTAAACTTCGGCGATGCTTTTGAGTTAATCAAAAACAATCTTCCTGAAATTGAACTCTCTTTCGAATCTTTTAAAGATGCTAACAAAAAGGTTCGTGATGAATTAGTTAAAATGGCTATTGAGCTTAATGCTGCTAACATTAAGATAAATGAAGCTGGCTATAGTGCTGAAGTATTAACAAAAGCTATTGCAGATCAGAATGCTGCTGTAGAGAGTAGTATTACACGTGCTATGGAGTTGCTCCAAGGAAATCGTCCTGGTTATGAGCAATTTACAGCAAAGGCAATGATGGCTCAAACTGATTTCTCGCAACCTGCTTATAATGTTCTTACTGAGACTGAAGAAAAGACGATAACTAACATTTTTGATCAATTAAAAGAACAGTATAAGCTTCAAAAAGATGACGCCACTAAAGAACAGGCACAAGTAAAAATTACAGAACTTACTCGTGCTCTTGAGAAAATTAAACTAACCGCAGAGCGTCGCGCTACGTCTACTAATGTAGAATTATTACAAAGCCGATTTGAAGATTTTGGCTTATCCTTAGAGAAGATGACTTATTACTCAATGGACTTCTCTCAACGAGAAGGTATGGCAGATAAATTAGATACTCTTCAAAAGAATAAAGACGTAATGGAGACTAGCGATGATCCTACTATTACTGCTGAAGCTGCAAAAGCCAATGCAAAGTTGTTAGAAGGCATGCGTAAAGAATTAGATAAAGCTTCGCCATTTTATAAAGACGTCGGTGAAATGTTAGGACAAGCTTTTTCTGATTCTATCAAGGAAGGTTTCAGCTCTTCTATTAAGGATCTACTGAAGGGTAAAGCGACCTTCTCTGAGACAATGAATGCAATTGGTCAGAGATTTTTAGATAGTGTTATTGATACATTTGTTGAAGGCATGACCGAACGTTTGTTTGGTGATGAAACCTTCATGGATAAAATGCTTGACCAATTAGGAACCGGCATAGGGAGTCTTTTTGAAAAGGGTGGACTAATTGATAAGATTCTTACTGATATAGGAATTCTTAAACCAGCTAAAGTACCCGAACAGTTAACTGATTTTGGTGAAATATATACTGCTCAAAAGACACCTTTCGATGTTCCTGTTGGAAATTTAGATAAGAATTTTGAGACTATTCCTTTTGAGCCAGATTATTCAATGGGTACAAAGTTCGAAAAACCTTTTTCAAGTTTTGTTTCTCCTGAATACTCATTAGGAACAGCTTTTGAACCTAGCACACCGTATGTACCCTTTGCTGATAAAAAGTTAGATAAGCCATTTGCTACATCTTTGACTCCTGAATCTGCTGAAGGATTAACTGCGGGTGTTGACAATAGCGCAATAATGCAACCTGTTGTAGATAAATTAGAGGTTCAAAATAGATTAGCAGAAGACAATACTAAGACTGCCAGAGAAGGTTTTGATCACACAAGTGCAATGGTAGGTGCAGGAACAGTTATTGCTGGTCTTGCTATGACTCAAAGCGATAGTAGCTTTGGTCGTATGATTGGCATTCTTACAATGGTCTTAGGGGCAGTCCAATTAGCTGCTGCTACGGGTGCTTTTGCATCTGGCGGTCTAATCAAGGGACCAGGTACAGGAACCTCTGATAGCATTCTCGCACGAGTCTCTAATAGAGAATTCGTGGTTAATGCAAAAGCAACTAAGGAAAACCTTGGATTACTCACAGCAATTAATGCTGGCGAGAACATCAAGGAATTTGCCAAAGGTGGCTTTATTGCAATCAATGAAAGTCTACCTAAATTTGCTAAAGGCGGTCTTGTTACATTTACAGCAGATATTCCTAGCTTTGCAGATGGCGGTGTAATTACAGGTACACCGATGTTAGGCAATATCACTCCACAAGCACCTACAACTACAGTTCAGCAAACAATTAATTTAAGTGTGACTGGAGATATCTCTCGACAGTCGAGAGCAGAAATTATGCGTCTCTTACCTTCTATTGCAGACGGGGTAAATTTGCATAATCGAGAGAAAGGTTATAGGTATACATAAGGAAAAACAATGTTTGGTATCTTAGATGACAGCGATAATGTTATTGCTGAATTCGTAGCACCATTAGCTGTGAGAAGCAATCATCCAATCTTCGCCTCGGATACCCTTAGTTTAAGCAGGCATATCAGCCGGAGAACGGCTCAACGATGGGAGATTGAAACCCGTCTTGAGCCGCTTTCTCACGAAGCACAAGAATTATTTGTGCACATGGTTAATAAAGGGTATTCTTCTACCTTTAATATATATGTCCCTCAAAATTACGGGGCTGTCAAAGCTAAAACCTCTTTAAGTAGTCCGCAAGGTACTGCTGCAGTTAATACTAATAGAGTCACGATTGTCACTAATTCAAATACTGGATTTATTCCAAAAGGTACTTTTATTAAGTTTTCAAATCAGACCAAAATTTATTTAACATTGACAAACTTAAATAACAGTACTGCTGGCGCTTATATAGATGTTTATCCTGCTTTAAAAACAGCAGTCAGTTCTACTTCTTTTGTCACGTCAAATGTGAAAATGGTTTGCTTATATGATTTCGATACGTTATCAGGCATGGCCTACTCAGATGGTATTCTACAAGATGTTGGTCAAGTAAGACTTGTGGAGGCCATATGATAACATTGCATGCTGATGTAGTTACAGCTCTTGCTACTAAACCGACAAATTACTTTTATCTTTTAAAAATTACTAATGAATTAGGTGTTGTAACTAAAGCAATAACAACACATCCCGCAACAATAAGTATCAGTGGGACTAATTATGTTTCGTCTGGAAGCATCATAAGATTAGATCCTCCACAAATGACAACTTCTGTTGATCGTGAGCAGTATAAGATAGTTCTTTCCGATCCTGACTTTACAGAAGGCGCTGAAGCTGATGCAAACATGACAGGCTTTGATGTGGAAGTTAGAATGGGCTTTCTTAATGCTTCTACAAAATTACCAATGCTGACATTAGCTCAAACCATTCTGATGTATGCTGGAATTATTGATGGCGTTTCTTATCTTATAAAGACAGAAGTTCAAGGTGAGGTTCTCTTTCAAATTACTTGCTCTAGTCCTTTAGCAGATTTAGATTTGAAGCGAGCTATGTACTGTAGCAAAGATTATATGCGAGGACGATATCCTACTGATAGCTCCTGTGACCAGGTCTATGGTGGATCTGGTGTGCTTCAACTCAAGTGGGGTAAATCATAATGGCTGGTATATCTGTAATTGTTGCATGGGCTGGTTTTGCTCTTAGTATTGCTAGTGCCACTTACTCTATTATGCAAGCCAAAAAGCAGAAAGATGCTGCGAAAAAGGCTGCCGAAGCTCGTAGGGGTTATGAGATTCCTGTTGAAGGTGAAGCAACAAATCTTGCTCTTGTTTATGGTCGTGCTAAAATTGGTGGTGCAAGAGTCTATCATAATAGTACTGGCGGTTTTGTTTATATTGATCCTACTACTACCTCTGATACAATATTCTTAGCAGGTCTGCCTGCAATATTCGATCCTGTTACTTACAAGTACAGATTTGGATTTGGAATTGTAGTAACTGCAACTGCCCTGGATACTCAGCTACTTAAATCATTCGATGGCAAAAAGAATGAATTCTTATTTTTCCAACAGGCTATATGCCAGGGTGAAATTAAGAAAGTTCATGATGTAATTATTGATGATTCTAAATATCTAGATGACCCTTTATTAGGAACTGATGTTTATAAGAGTGCTTCAAATCCAAGCGAAGCTGCATTAAGAATTGATATCCACAATGGAAAACCAGCAGGTCAGCATGATTTAATCATGTCTGCTAATTTTGGAGAAAGAGCTAGAGCTAAGTTTTATGATGTTGCTTACGCCTCCGTTGTTGCACGGCTTGATAGAAAAAATCCACAATTTTCTGGAACACCTTCAATTCAATTTTTAGTTGAAGGTAAGTTAGTAAAGAAAATTACTAGGGCAGGTTCTCCAGGTAGTTACACTTATACTTTAAACGCGAATAGAGAATACTCTAATAACACTTTCTATGTATTACTTGACTATTTGATGGATCCTATTTCTGGTAAGGGATTAGATGTTACTAAAATAAATTTAGGTTCTTTCTATGACGCTGCAGTAATCTGTGATATACCTGTACAATCTAACGTTGCCGTTGGTGGTAAAATTTATCTACCTACTGATGAGGCTGGTGGTGTTACTGGAACTAATGCTCTTGTTCGTAATCTACCATTATATGAATGTAATATGGTGATTGATACTAAAAGGAGTATTAGAGAAAATATTGAAGCAATACTTGCTACGTCTGGAGATGGTCGTCTACTATGGTCAGAAGGCCAATATAAAGCTAATTTAAAATATTCTACAAGTTTAGCTGGAACACAAGCACTTTCTGTAATGACGCTAGATGATAGTAATCTAATTCTTGATCAAGAAGTGGAATTAAATTGGCCTACTGCAAGTGATCGCTTAAATTTTTGTACAGTGCGATATGCGAACGAATGTGAGAATTTTAAAGAAGACACTGCTTCTTGGCCACCTCAAT